GCACCCGTGGTCACCATCTCGGTGTAGAGCAGGGCATTTTTCGACAGCAGGCGTAGGAAGAAGCGGCAGTGGCGGTCAGTCCAATCCATCATGGGTGCAACGGAAAACCGCCGAGACAGCGTAGAACTTGAATTTACTGGGGATGTAGCTGATTTCTGTACCATTTTGCTCTACGTGTTTAATGCTGGTTTTCGGTGGTAAATGGGCGTTTTTGAGAGGTCATTGGTACAATGTACCAACCCCAATCACAATTGTACCAGTTGACATGGCCACGATCAGAGCACGGAAACGCACCGACGGCAGCATCAGTTACACGGCACAGATACGCCTGTTTCGCGATGGAGCGCAAGTTTACCAAGAGAGCCAGACCTTTGCCCGAAAACAGGCCGCCCAGGCCTGGGTTCGAAAGCGAGAGACCGAACTGGATCAACCCGGCGCTATCGAACGCGCGAATCGCCAAGGCGCAACCGTCAAGGAAATGATCGACCGCTATTTGGTGGAAATGGAAAAGGTCCGCCCGTTGGGCAAAACCAAACTGGCGACGCTCAAGGCGATCGGTGAGTCGTACCTGGGAAAACTCAACGACCAGGAGATCAACAGTCAGCAGTTGGTGGAGTATGCGCTGTGGCGCATGGGTAAAGAGGGAGGGGCCGTCCAACCTCAGACGGCCGGTAACGATCTCGCCCACCTGGGTGCTGTGCTTTCAATTGCTCGGCCTGCGTGGGGGTATGAGGTTAATCCGCACGCAATGGCGGACGCCCGAAAGGTGCTGAAGAAGCTCGGCTACAACATGAAAAGTCGGGAGCGCGACCGACGTCCGACCCTGGATGAATTGGACAAACTGCTGACCCACTTTCGTGGGATTCAAGCCCGCCGACCTACGTCGATCAACATGCTCAAGATGACTGCGTTTGCCTTGTTCTCAACGCGTCGCCAGGAGGAGATTACGCGTATTCAATGGGCGGATCTGGACGAGCAAGGCCAACGAGTGTTGGTGCGTGACATGAAAAATCCCGGCCAGAAGATCGGCAACGATGTCTGGTGTCATTTGCCGCCCGAGGCCTGGGCGATTCTTCAAACAATGCCCAAGTCGCTCCCCGAGATCTTTCCCTATAGCGCTGAATCCGTGTCCACGTCCTGGAGTCGGGCTTGCAAGATCTTGGGCATTGAGAATCTTCACTTCCATGACTTGCGCCATGAAGGTGTTAGCCGTTTGTTCGAGATGGATTGGGATATCCCCCGAGTCGCTAGCGTTTCAGGGCACAGGGATTGGAATTCGATGCGTCGTTACACCCATCTGCGTGGTCGGGGTGACGTGTACGTTAATTGGAAGTGGTTGAAGAAAGTCCTACTGGCGCCCGTAAAATTGGGCGCCAGGACGCTCAAATAAATTAGCTACTGCGTGGTGCGCTGTTCAACTGATTGCTTTCTTTAACGGCGGCAGCGCGCTGGGCATCCAAGTATTCGGAAAGGTCCGCGATGTGAATTCCTTTTGCGCTTTTCTGGCTCGGTTCCATGCGGGTGATAGGGATTTTGATTTGTCCGGCCCCCACTTTGCGTTGGAACATGTCCGTGGTGAGATGAGTGAAGTAGTCCTTACACACACGATCCAGCGGAATCACCACTTGACCATTATATTGGGCCATCAATACAAACAACGTTTTCATAGCGCGTCTCCTTGGCAAACATCCGACCGAAAACCGGTGCCACCTACCTCCAGGGCGTAGCAGGCTAAGTGATTGCCAACGCAAAATGAGTTCGTGGTAGCCTCGGCGACACCGCCATTGTGGATTTGAGCTTGCATGGTTCTCTCCTTTCAGTGGTGGTCGGCGTCGAGGGGTTGCAGCCCCTCGGCGCCATCTTTTTGTTTACCTGGCGAGCCAAATCAGTACGTCAGGTACCTGAATCGCCGTGATAGCGATCAGTGCGATGGTTACGATCGTGCTGATCAGGTTGCTCAAGAACTCCCTGCTACCTCGTTGGGCTGTTTCATTGGTGCGCTGCATGGTTCTCTCCTTTCAGTGGTTGCCGGTTGCAGCCGGCGTTACATGTCGCTGTCTGGGTTTCGCACCAGGTGCAGCTCCAAGTCTTCGAATTCGTTGTTGTCCTCAGTGCTCGATTGCCAATCCAGTACCGCCTGGATCTGCAGTCGCGAGCAACTCAGTACCAAAATCTCGCGCTGACCGTTCGTTGCGCGCACTTCCAGGATGTCAACGAGGCCATCAGCACCGTAGGCGTCGGCCTGTACGATTTTCCGGTGATCGTTGCCCATCTGGCGCATCACTTCGGTGACGCGGTCCTGCAGGTTTGCCGCTGTGCCATTGCAGGCGAGTATTTGAATTTGCATTCATCTGTCCTGTCGGCGATCCGCAATCACGCGTTAAAAATCCAGCACTTCACAATGGGTTGTTTCGTAATGGTGGCGTTGGAGTGCTTGGCCTGGTGGGCACGTACCGCGCTGTCGGTTGCCTTATTCGTATCGATCAGCTTCCGAGAGCGGGAGTCCTTGAGGCGCTCCCTCAGTTCGCTGATGTCGGCAACCTTCTGGCGGTGCTCGGCCGCGCACTTGACGAAGTCATTGAGGTTGATCGCGATGGTGTGGTCTTTCTTGCTGTGGTTGACCACCGGGCCGTCAGCGTCCAGGCCTTCGAGGTATTCGTAGACTTCCCAAAACTCAGCCACTACCGGGTGATCCGAACTGATCGAGGATTGACGCTCGATCGCCATGCGGATGATTTGGGTGCGGGTGTGGCTGATTTGCGGCTCGCTGAGGGGGATGACCAGGCGCAGGCAATCGAGCAAGGCGAGCAGCTGGGCGTGGTTCTTGTTGATCCGCTCCACACGGATGTAGCCGCGCAGCTTGTTGCCGCAATGGCCACAGTCGCTCTGTTCATCTTTGAATGGCGTCTCGCACGCAAAGCAATGGCTGTGAAGGGTCCGCAACTTTGCCTCGTAGCCGGGTATGCGACTGGCGAACAGCTCCATTACTTCCGACTCTTTGCGCACTGCTTGCAGCAAGAAGTTGCTGAGCTTCGCGCCTTCCAGTGAGTTGAGCAGGTCCGCTGCTGCACGGCTTTCTGCCGTAACGGTTGGCCGCACAAAGTGCAGCTTCACGATGCGGGTCATGATCGCCTCGGATGCCACAACGGGAGCGTTCTGACTGATGGCGATTGTGGCGCGAAAGGGTGGCTCGTAGGTTTCGTTGCCGGCGGTTTTTACACCCTTGGTCGCGAGCGTGCCGCCGCCGTAGTAGTCCTTCAGTTCGTCCCATTCGAACGTTTTGGCGTGTGCCTTATCGTCGCCGCTACGGTCCGATTCCAGCAGCACGACGGGCATGCCGGAGATTTGGCCCATCAAGCGGCTACGGCCAGCCTTGGTGGATTTGGATGGGTCGAAACCTTCGTACCCTTCGCGGCCGAGCAATTTCCAGAGCAGGGTGAGCAGGGTGGTTTTGCCGGCACCGGCTTCGCCCGTGGCTTCGAGAAAAGGGAACGATTGGTACCGGGCGCGGATCTGCTCGGCGAACAGCGAGCCGAACCAGAAGGTCAGCGCCACGGTGCCCTGGGCGCCGAAGCATTGCCAGAGCAAGTCCAGCCAGCGCGCGTCGTAGTCTTTGGCATCCTTCTGCAGGGCGATCTTTACGCCTTTTTGCAGGCTCTTGAGTTTCAGCTTGCCCATCTCGAAGAATTCCTCTTCGTTGATGGTGATGAGCAGGCCCTCGCGAATGGCGACGTCGTTAAACACGTAGCAGCCGTACTCCCGGCTGTAGCCCACATAGTCGATGGTTTGAACGGTTTTGATGCCGAAAAGCTGGTCTTTCATGATCTTGTCCAACTGCTGTCCACTGCCGGTGAACACGGCTCCGGCACCCATGCCGAGAAGTCTTTTTTTGAATTCGCTCGCCGCGGCGACCTGGCCACCGGTGAAGGTGTTTTTCACCGAGCCACCGTCATGGGGGAAGTCGACGCGGAAGAAGTACCAGGACTCGTCGGTGATCTCGTTGCGCTGGAAATACAGAGCCTTGGGGTAGCAGTTGGCAATCTCGACCACGCAGCCGGACATACGCAGGGCCTTGGCGCGTCGTGCCTTGTCGTTCAGTTGTTGGTCTTCGTGGTTGTCGCTGGCATCCAGCGCCTGCATGGCGCTGTTGAACTTCGAGATGTCCAACTTCCACCAGTACAGGCGGGAGTCGAAGCCGAAGTGAAACTCCTCCCGCTCGCGCCACTGGTACATGAGCAGGGCTTTTTCCACCGCGCTTTCCGCAATCAGCAGGGCACCGTGGTGCTTGGCGTCGTCCAGCTCCTTATCGATCCGCTGGTTGCGGGCTTCGACGTCATCCATGAATGCCCAGCGCTGATGCAGATCGTTCCAGTCGACCTTGCGCGAATCAGGCTGGGGGATCTGTGCCGCGTCGCAGGTGAAGCCAATGTCCCTAGCCTGACGGACCCACATGCGGGTGTATTTGTGCGCGCCTGGTTCGTTGTCCAATGCCCAGATCAGCTTTGGTGTTTTGCCACCGCGAGCATTGATCAGGGCTTTAAGCGACTCTTCTGGGTAGGCATTCGAGGACAGCGCGGCGACGGCGGGGATACCGTTCTGCACCAAGGCAATGGCATCGAAAATGCCCTCGACGATCCACAGTTCTTCCACCTGCAGCAGATCAACACAAGGTGGTACCCACCAAAAACCCTTGTAGCTTTCGCCCGGCTTGAAGCGCGCTTTCTTCTTGCCGAAGCGATTCGGCTTGTCGATGAGTCGTTCCCAGTAGCCACCTTTTTCCAGTGGAAATCGAACGGTGGCCGAACCGATGTTCAGGTCGCGATCAAAGTAGTGCTCCTGGGAGTACCAACCCTCAATCATCCCCACATCGAATCCGCGGGCGAAGGTCAAATAGGCCTTTGCGCTGGCTGCAGGTTGATCGTCGGTGGCAGGGGCACGCTTGCTCCAGTCATCGAACAGGTCGCTGTACAGCTCCTTGACCGGCTCCATGTAACGGCATTTTTGCTCACGGCCGCAGCGGATGAACCACGGCTCGTCGTAGCGGGAAAACAGCCGCCGCTGGTTGCACTGTGGGCAGGTTCCTTTACGCATGTATTGCGTGCCGGCCATGTGCTGCAGGCCGAAGTCAGCCTCGAGCCGCTGCAGTACATCAGCGCGCAGTTGGTGGTCCATTGTCTTCACTGCGCACGCTCCACAGCATTTGAATCGAGCTGCTTTTTCAGCTCAATGCGAGTCCGGCAAATGCCGGCAAGGTGCGGGATGTCCTGGAGTACCTTTGGGGCGCGCTGGCCACGCGGTACATTCCGATAACGATCGGAGTACCAAACGTCGGCCATGGTGGTGTCGTACTGGCTGTTGAGCCAGCGCAGGTATTGCTCTGCCTGCTGCTGATTCAACTCCAGTTGGATGGTGATATTGCTCATTTCGGCCACCAGTAAAGTGCAGTTTCCCCTTACCCACGCAAGGCGGGCATATGGCAGGGGCGGTTCAGAGTTAGTTCGAGGTGTCGCGGGAGGTCAGCAAGCGCGCTGGTAAGAAGCGCGCCGGTACGGGGTAACGCTTCTGGGTTTGGGTATCCAGCAACCAGACCAAGTACCGATAGGCACTGCTTGCCGGATAGATGCCCAGTCGAGCCACACGCTTGGTGGTCATGCTTTCGAATTCGGTGACCGCCAGCTCCGCGATCCGCTGCACCAGGTGCTCAGGCACTCCAAGCGACTGGGCGAGGTAGCGTTTGCAGTTTTCAATCAGCTGGCAATCGCCGGACAGGTGCTGCCCGTGTTGCCGGTAAAGGTAGGCCACGGCAGCCTGTTGCATGGCGGCGCGATAGTCGTTGGTGGGATTGATCGTCAAGGTGATGGCGTTCATGCGAGTGAGGCCTCCATTTCCAGTTGATCCAGCAAATCGGGTTGATCGTTGGCTGACTTCATCGCGGCGCGGCGTAGGGCAACATCTGCGACAGGAAGGCGAACGGCGGGGTTAGCCATGCCGCTCGGACTCATTTCATGAGTCATTTCAAACTGGGCGCGGACCGACCAGCCGCAGGCCTCGTTGACACATTGCAGGTAGGCCACGCGTAGAAAAATATGAGTGCCTTCACTGGTGCGAATCCGCATGCGGCCCATGCAGTGGGGGCAAACAAGTTTGTATGTGCTCACTGGTCCGCCTCCTTGCTGTGCAACTGGATCGTAGCGAGCACCTCGGAATGGCGAGCACTCAGATATTTGCTGTGAGCAGCAAGAATTGCAGCTGCTTCACCTTTCTCGATGACCCCATCAGCCAAAGCTTTATCGATGATCTGATCGACCACGCCTCGTTTAGCAGCGGTGCTCACCGTACGGCTGTACAACTCGATGTTGTCCAGGGTTTCTGGATCGGCAATAGGCACGAACATGCCGCTATAGAGTGAGGCCACGTACTCAGGAAACAGGCTGGTTCCTGCGTCTCGCTCGAGCATATGAATCTGATCGTCGCTAAGCGGCCGGCTGCCGGCGTTTTCGTAGACGTGGTTGTCAAACTTCTTGAGTTCGTAACCGAGGCGCGCTGCGGCGCACTCACGACCACCTGGGTAAGCGCAAACAACAGCGCTGACGACTTGGCGTCTGGTTTCTAGCACAGGGCGTTTCATCTTCTGGTTTCCTCCGTGAGCCAGAGGCCCTAGTTTGTAATCACGCCGTCTTTGATCCCGAGGAGCACGGCTGCGCGATGCGCCTCACCTCGAAGGCATTTTTTCTGCCCGTTTAAAACCGCATAGACGGTTGAAGGGTGGAGACCGTTTTGAATAGCAAAATCCTTAACGGACATGCCCTGTAACTCCAGGCGCTTTCTTGCGTCCTGGCAGGCTTGCTCGGGTGCATAGGTGGCGTGCATAGTTCAGATTCGTGTGATTTCGCGTGATGTTGTGATGATATTGGTTCATATAAATGAACCTGTCAATGTTAGAGGTTCAAAAATATGACCATTGGCGAGCGGCTGAAGGAAGAAAGGTCGCGCTTGGGGCTCAGCCAGACTGATTTGGGTGCTGCTGGCGGTGTAGGAAAAACAACTCAGATCAATTACGAAAAGGATGAAAGAAGCCCTGACGCAAGGTACCTAGCTGCGGTTAAACCTCTGGGAGTAGACGTTTACTACGTGCTGGCGGGGGAGCACTTTCCAGTATCACCAGATCAGCTTTCGCCCTACGAACTCGAGGTGCTGTCGTACCTCAAGGAGCTCACGGACTACGACAAAGAGACACTCCGTCGAATGGCCCATGCGATGGCTGCGGTGGCCAAAAGCTGATGCAACGCTGCATGTAGTCGAAACCATATGCTCGTGTCACTGATCGACAGATGACGCAAAAAAGCTCAGCCCAGGCTGGGCTTTTTTGTTTCCGATTGTCAGCCCCATTGGCGAAATGGTTTCAGAAATGTACTGTATGCACATACAGTAATGGAATATGACAAGCGATGGAACCTATCCGCATTCACTGCTACCCGAAGACAACCGAATTTGCGGCAGTTGAGGCCCTCACAAAGTTGGAGCTTGATCTGCTGGTTCGGTACCGGAGGCTGTCTTTGGATGACCAAAAGCGTTTACTTCAGGTTCTTCAGGCCATGGTCACTGTTCAGGTGGAAGATGGAGAGTCAGGCGGGCAGAAGGTAATCGTTTGTTGACCTGTGTTGGGTGTGTCCCAAGTCAGAGTTTTTAACCCTGAAGCCGTTTGTACTCCCGATTTGCTGCTCTTTTCGCAGACGCCTTGCTCTCGTACAGATGGGTCAGTCGCCGTGGTTTGCTTTGGTCTCCCTCGGTGAGTTGGTTCTGCTCCCCGGTCTTCTCGTCGCGATACCAGGCGACAATTCCCGTGAAGTTGTCCGATGCATCGGCCAGCTCGTTCACGCCGTCTTCATCCGGCAGCTTGGACTCCAATTCGAGACTGGTGGTGAATGAGTCCGGCGAGAAACTGTGTTTCACGTTGCCGCCCAACCACACCACGTCCGAGATCTCTTGCTTGATTCCCACCAGGGAATAGGTCAACTCTGGTGTCAGATCTGGTCGGCCCTTGGCCAGTGTATAGCTGAGGGTGGCGGTGCCACGTTGCAGGCGGCTCATTTCTGCGCGAGCCGCCACCAGTGCGCTCTGCTGGTCGGTGTAGGTATGGCGCAGGTCTTTCAGGTTTTCTCCACCGCCGGCAATGGCTTCTTTCTTCTGCGCACTGTTGACCTCGTAGTAGAAGGCACGCACGCCGGTATAGCTGTCGCGATCGGCCTGCAGGAAACGGTGCTGATCGCCGTCCTGGCGCGTGAGGGTGATGTGGGGGAGATTCAGGCCACTGGCCGTGAGGGACTTTCCCACTGGCATGAACAGCAGGCGACCTGCTTTCACAGTAGCGATGGCATCGTTCTCTATCCCGAGACGGCTGAGCAGGTTGGCATCGGACTCATTGGCCTGGTCAAGGTGCGCAAGGTTGAGCGCGCTGAACGCGGCGCTCACCACGGCACCGAGACCGTACGCCCCGGCAATTGCCTCAATGACGGCCTTCAATGTTTGGCCATGCCAGCTGCGCTCCCGCTTGACCTTCAGGCCCGCACGCAGATCCACGCTTCGGGCGCGGATGCTGAGTTGATCAGGCGCACCGCTGTGCTCGGTCTCGTCGACGGTATAGGTCCCTTTGTCGATCAGGCCGGTATCGCTCCAACCCAGCCAAACCTGCAGGACGGCGCCCTTGGGCGGAATGGTCAGCCGGCCGTCATGATCAGAGAGGGTAATGTCGAGCTGGTCCGCTTCCATCCCGCGATTATCGGTGAGCTCGATGTTAATTAAGCGCGCCTCGATCGCTGCCGTAATGTCGTTCCCGTCGACCAAGACGCGACATATCGGTCGGGGGTAGGCCGTGGCGTCGCGGTACGCATCTTTTGCCTTGCCCAGGTAAGCGTTGGCCTGGCTGGTGGCCTGATCGATCACAGCACTCTCCTCAGGATGTTTCCTGCGGTGCTCGCTCCCGCACCGAGGATGTCCGCACGGCCGTCATCGATGCGCTTGAGTGCAATGGTGAACTCGATCCGGCGAGCGGCGCCGTCTCGAAAAAACAGTGTCCTGGTTTCGTTGATGCTTTCGATAACCCACGTCCCTAGGATCCGCCCGGTACCCTCAATGAGCGGCCACGACTTCCCGGTATCAGCCATCACCCGCAGGGTATCCAGGCTCAGTGGTGTTCCCAGCA